ATTGACTGGATTGGGAAGGTCAACGCTGACCCCATGGTCGAGAACTTTCTCAAAATACTAAGTTTTGGAAGCCTAGTATCCAAGACTTGTTCCATGGCCCTCGTTCTGCAGGCGTGCATCATATCAAGGAAATCAGTTTGTCCTTGAAAGATGTACTCTACAAGACGAGTACTCAGCCTATCACTGGCAGAACTCAAATCGAGAGTTGCCAATGAACGATCATGTGAAGCCTGGAGTGCCCATAACTTAGACACTCCCTGGTCGTCGAACGAAATTGATCGACCTAGTACGGTCTTTCGAATCCGTCCCTTGATCCAGCCCCAGATGCTCTGTTGCATCCATTGGTTGGATAGAGGCTCACTGCAGATTAACCTGGGTCCCTTTTGGGATTTAGGAACTGCAGTAAGCCGCGAAGGTACCTCCCTTTCTTCTGGGATGTATCCGGCACTAAGATCGCCGGATCCGAACCAGTCGAAGGGGAAGTAGGCTTCCAGCTTCCGCGGCCAGGTTGGGAACTCATACTTTGAGATCCAACCTGACTCGGAAACGACTCCAGGTCCATGCTTTGGTCGCAGAGCGTCCCGCTCTGGTACCCCAAAATCCGACAGGACTCTCCGCGAAAGTTCACGAAGAGTATCCCAAGGAGGATGAGGATCAGAACGAGAAGTACAACCGAAAAGATCCGGTTGATCCGAAGCGCTCGGGCTACCACCCCAAAGGGGATGGCCGGCTCGAGCAATCCAGGTAGGGACTTCACAGTCCCAGGTTCCTGGGTAACTCTTCGGAAGATGCGCTTCCACATCGAAGAACTCCTTTACGGTTTTCCTCAGTGTGGTAGTTTTCACGGGAACCTCTAGCTTCTTAAGGCTCTGAGTTAGAGTCCGAAGAAACAGAACGGCCTCGTGATCTGCATCTGACCTTAGCACTCCATCATCATCGAACACCTTCGACAGGACCCCCTGGAAAAGTCCAGGTCTCCTGCGATTCTTAGGTATCCCACGAGGGATATCACGAGAATCTATGAAGGAACCATGATCAAGGGATCGATCGATCCAGTGACCATAGTCGCCAAGGGTTAGCGTAAAGAACGCCAAACCCCGCTGTTCAAACGCACGTCGGAGGTAGGACATGTCCACCTCCATCGTACTTCTGATGTCAGGCCACCGTATGGCTGCGTCGAAGAAGACGCCGTCGTACAATGTCATCACAAAGGCTGCGTAGCTTTTCACGGTGACTAGCTCCTTC